AATCACCATCAGGGACCTCGCCGACCCGACCCTGGTTCCGGCCCGCAACGCTTCCACCCAGGCCAGTAAGGCGGTCAACCTCCTCCATACCATAACCAACCGCGGCAATTGTTGCGGCGCGCGCGATTTGGCAGTGATTCGCGCCCGATTTGGCAGTGAGGTGTTTCACAATTTAAGGGCGGCCAGCGGCATTTAATCACCGTTGAAACCGCCCTTAAATTACCTGCACTGTTGAAAATGATTGTCTTTTACTTTTGCCTATTGTCGACCCCTCAGAAAATGCATCTGGCAGGTGCCTCGCAGGATACCCTTTAAACGGCCAATAACGACCAGAACCAACCAAGTGTACGCCTATAGATCGACCTGATAAAACCCATCCTGCTGCATCAGATGTTCGCCATGGCCTTCGGCAGATAGGTGATCAGTTTGGCACCTGCGGCGATGCTGTAGCCGGTGGGCACTCCGGCTGCCATGGTGATGTTACCGCCGCTCGGGGCACCGCTCACGGTGGTCCAATGCCAGCGGGTGGTGGAGTCGGCCGCCTTGGTGATCATGACGCCAAGGACATCGCCTGAAGTCACCCCCGTTATGCTCGATACCGCGATCACCGTCTCGCCGGCCGGCTCGCCCACGGTGGCCTGGGTGGTATGCCTCTTGGTGATGATCCACCCCGCCGGCTCGCCTGTCACACCGTCCAGGTGCCAGACCCGCTGGTTGTTGGCAAGCACCCCGCCTTCCGGCGCGGTGTCCAGGGCAAGGTCGAGGCTGTTGAAATCGCCGTAGGTGTCGGCAGCCACTAGGTCGAACCCGGGCCAGCTGGCCGGCACGGACTGGTTACCTTCGACCTTGACGCTCAGGCCGGTGATCTGCACGGGGTTGTCAAGGGCGAACACGCCGACCCAGATGCTCTTGACGGTGTCGGCAACCTGGAAATAGGCCACATCCTCTGCCGCATACAGGGCATAGGCACCACCAAACCCTGCGGTGGTCTCAAACGACAGGGTGTTGTCGATATTCACGCTCAGCCCCTTGACGTGCCCACCACCGGAGAGGGTGTTCCCGGCGGCATCGAAGCAGCGGACCAGGATGTTGTGCTTGCCGCTGAGCTTCTCGACGCTGGCCCAAAACCGCTTGGTCTTGCTGGTATCGATCTTGCGGCCCAGCGCGGCGTTTATACCCAGCTGCAGATACTGGTCATTGAGCTCGATATCGGTTACCTGCATAAGCCCGAACGTGCCAGAGGAACCGAGCCAGGTGAAATCGGGGATCACGTAGCGCGGGCTGCCACTGGAAAAGCTATTCACCAGGGCGCGCTGCTTCACGTTGCTGACGTTGAACACCTCCTGGGTACCCAGCTTGGAGAGCGAGGTATTCCGGTTGGAAACCCAGTCCAGGGTATTGGTGCCGGGGTAGTCGGAGGCCGACTCGTCAATCTGGTCGTAGGCATTGACCGCGACAGGCCCCGCGGCATGGGCGTCCACATGGTTGAACCTGGCGGCACCGGAAGCACCCAATACATAGTCCTGCTGCTCCAAATATCCGCCTATGATCTGATTCTGCTTGCTCTCGCCGGCATTGAACATGGTGTAGGCCTTGCCGGTGCCACCGCTGAAGATCTCGATCAAAGGCCCGTAGAACTTGTTCGTGCCGGCATCGAGGTTGTAGATGCCATACCGATTGACGGTGGTGTTGGTGGTGCCGTCCTCACTCCACCTGCCGCCCCAGATGGCATTCCCGTTGACATTGCCGCCGTTGGAATGGAGATACTCGCCGTACTGGTTGTTGAAGACCTCGCGCGGATAAAACTGGGTGTCGTAAACGGTGCCGCTGGTCGAGTTGACGTAAAGCCCCTTCTCATGGCCACTGGCACCCCAGCGCACGGTGCTGCTGATGCAGTCCTTTATCTGGATCCCCACGTTGCCGGCGGTCCAGTTGGCAGGCGAACGCACAACCGTCACGTCGATAGTGGCGCGCTGCAGGCTGCCGGTAAAATCGATCCCCACGCCCGATCCGGTGCGGGTGAGGTATATTCCGGGCGACATGACCACCCCGATGTTTTTGTCGACCGTGGCCACCGCCGAGAAAGCCAGCGCATCGGTAACGTACATGGTCTTGCCCACCGGGGTGGCGGCCACGGCGCTGCCCCAGTTGGTCACGGTGGTGCCGAACCATGCCAGGTAGCTATCCTGGTTCAGCACCACGGACCCCGCACCGTCGAAAATCTGATAGGGACCGGATTGGATATAGCCCGTGCTGGTGAAGGTCTTACCGGTGGCTACCGTTATTTTACCGCCCTTCCACACCATGATGGTGCGATTGCTGGTCTTGTTGTTTATGGCCATCGGCTGCGATACCACCACAGTCTTGCCGGCGGTCATCGGCGAGGCGAGTGCCGTCGACAGATTCCTGAATCCGCCGGCGTCGATGCCCCAAGGGCCGCTCGTATTGGAGGGGCCAGCAACGGCGGGCAGTGCGGTTACGATAAGCAGCAACAGGGAATAAAACAAGTATCTCATGCGGTTACTCTCCTAGAGTATGGTTTGCCAGGCGGTTCCGTCAAAACAGACGACACTCTTGTCGCCGGGCAGCAAGTACAGTTGCAAAAGACCGTCGATGGTGGAGGCGTCGGCACCGGCCACGGTCAATTGTCCATTACCGATGTTCTTCAACGTAAAACGCTTGCCGGCAGATAGCCCCGCAATAGCCGGCAAAGAGAGTACGATATCGCCGCCGTCCGTGTTGCAGAAGAGGATGCCGTCGTTGTTGGAGACGACACCGGAAACCAGTATCGTCCGCACCGCGGTCCCCGTGGCGACTATGAAGGCCTGGACTGCGTTCAGCCAGCCAGCCGTAATGACCGTGCCCGGCGTATTGGTGGCGGGGTCGGCGTCATGGAACTGTCCATCTACGGTTTCTACCGGGAAATCAGGCATCGCGTGCTCCTTTTATACGAACATAACGTGGGAATCGGCAGGCTTCAGATCCTCGAAAATGGCCTTCAGGTGGCGGTCGTCGCGGTACCAGCCCAGCGGCTCGCCCGCCGCCACCAGACCTGCCCGGGCAAACTGGGCAAAACCGCCGTCTATGGTTACTTGCCAGACCCAGCGAGCGACCTGCCCGATCACCTCGTCGCCGCAGCGCATGCTACCGGCCATGGCCGGCCTGCATTCCACAAGGCTGATGGCAAAGCCGACGGTGGCCGCTATATCGATGAAATACTGGCGGTCCAGCCGCCCCTGGGCGCGCAATCGGTAGAGCACCTCGGCTACCCGCTCGCCGCGCCTGGCATCCGTCGCCGGTATGATGCCCAGCATCTTCTCCCAGCGGGTAAAAAAGGCATCCGACAGGTGCGGAAACATCTCAGCCTCCAGGCTCGCAGCCGAGACATGCACCTGGTCCAGTTGCCGCGCCTCCACGGCCAGGTCGACCGCCTGGTCTCCACCCAGCTCCAGCGGCAGAAGCAGTGATAGCACGTCGCTATAGGACACTGATCACCCCCGGCCGAATGGTCTGATAGTCGACCGGCAGCACGTTGACAGCCGGTGCCAGCACGATGGCGTCGTCGGCACCGTTTATGATGGCGATGTTAGCCAGCTGGACCAGGTAGAGCGGCTGTCCGGATACCAGCGTGTTCATATAGGCAGTCACATCGGCCGCGGTTTGAGCGCGATCCGCAGCATCTCCTAGGGCCTGGATGGTGATGTCGACCAAGAGCACCTGGGTTGCCAGTACCCTGAAGCCCCAACCGGTAACCGGCCGTACCAGGTCGATTGCGGAGCGCACCGCCTCGATCAGATCTGCATCGGGGACGATAGAACCGCTAGCGGGATCCGCGGCTATCACCACGTCGACCGTGCCCGGGCCGTTGGCTTCCGGAAAGCAGAAGGCCGAGGCCACGCCGGGCACCGCCATGGCCCATTTCACATAGTCATATCGGTTGCCGCCGGCGGGCGGCCGCCGGATGTAGTCGAGCAGCCGCGCCAGCAGCTCCGAGTCGCTCTCGCCCGCCTTAGGTGACACGCCCCTCACATAGGCGTGACGTTCCAGGTTGACTCGGCTGGCGGTATCCGGGAAGATTTGATCCCCGATATAGCCCTGTGCGGCGTAAAGACCCCACAGGGCGCTCGCAGTGCAGGCGCTCTTGATAAAGGCCAGGCTTCCCTTGCTGGTGTCGATGGGGTCGCCGGCCTGGTCCACCTGGTTGCGGTAGTCGGTTAACAGGCCGTTTAAGAGCTCGTCAAAGGATCTGTCAAAAGGGGTCTCCACTAGATGACCTCCACAAATTTGTCATAGCTGACCACTCGGCCATGCTGGTCCTGCACGCTTATGCGTGCCTTGAGGCGGTTACGATCCTCTTGCCGGTCGATCTCCATTACCACCTCCACGCTGGCGGCACGGCCGGCGTCAATCAACCACTGGAGAGCGGCCCGTATATCGCCCTCTACAAGCCGGGCGGATCCATCGGTGTTCTTGAGTCGCTCCCGGCGCTTAAGCCCGAAGGAGGGATCCACAAAGAAGCTGCCCTGGGCGATCTCTACTGAGACGATCACGTTGGTCAAGAGGTCGTCGCCTCCCGCCATGCTCAGGTATAGCCTGCCGGCGCTGGTGGTTATTCCCTGGCTCATGACATCACCTGATTCGGCGGTTCGGCAACCCCGGCACTTACCGGCTGGGTGTGCTCGTTATAGATGGTGCGCATCTCGGTCATGGACCCGGCAGAGTCGGCCACCTGGTCAAGGGCAGTGACGTTAGCGCCAATGATGTTGCCGGTTACCGCCAGGTCGCCAAGGATAGCTACATCCTCGGTGCACTCAACCAGGGGTGTCTGCAGGGTGATCTTGGTGCTGGCTACCACGGTCACCTCGGGCGCGGTCACCGTCGCGCTCTGGGCTGCGATGGCTACCAGCGTGTCACAACCGGAGATCTCAATCTCCTTTCCGCTTTTCAGGTGTACCTTCTGCCCCTGCCAGTCGTGCAGGACAACCTCACCCTCGCTCAGATCCAGGCGGTAGCGCCGGTCGTCGCTGCCAATGCAGGTGATAACGTTGCCCTCCACCACGATGATCAGCTCGGCGCCGGGCTTCGGGCTGCTGGCAAAGCCGTAGTGCTGCAAAAACTCGCGCTTGCTGAACTCTTCACCCGCCCGGCCGCTGCCGGAAAAGAGCCGCACCAGGCCGGCGGCCAGCGCTGTCAGTTTGCCCCTGATGATCATCGGCGCCCCCCGGCCAGTTTCCCGGCATCCTCTATCAAGCCCAGGGGGGAGAGCTTCAGGAGCGTGGTGCTGCCGCTCGACTTGTCCAGCTGAAAACTGCGGCCGGAGACCAGGAAGCTGCCGTGCACTCCGTGTACCGTGTCGGCCACCCGGGCCACCTTGTTGATGGTGAAGTTGCGCCCGTTCTGGGAGTGGCGCGGCACCTGGTAGCTCAGCCGGTAGCCGTCGTGGCGCTGCTTGTCCATAAGCAGCCGGGCGTGCTGCTTGGGGGTCTGGCTGTCGTTGTGCGAGAGCTGCACGAACGGCTTGTAAAAGGGGAAGCTCGGGTCGGTGACCGTGCCCGATATGTTCACCTTGCCGGCGTCTAACCCATCTAGGGTATCGGCCTGCTGCTGCCCCACCACGGTCACCTTGCTGTAGCGCTGGGAGATGTTGGCATCTTCCTCAGCCATCAGGACGTTGTTACCCAGACCCTCCGGGTTGAACACGATCTCGTACTCAGGATCACCGCCGACCAGGGGGCGTCCAAAGACGAAGGTTCCGTTGGGCAACATGTAGAACATCTGCCCGCGCGAAATAGCGTACATCGAGAGCACCTGAAACTTCGACATGCCAGGGTGGATTTGGGCGATCCGTTCGGCGCCGTCGGCCCCCATGATCCCCTCGAGACCGTAACTGGCATCCCTGCTGCGCCGCGTCTTCAGCTTGCCCACCAGGTCTTTCTGGTAGAGGATCCTCTTGCTGTTGATGAAGGGGATATCCTTCAAGAGCATGTGGGCCAACTCGCTCAGCTTTTTCCCCTCCACCGTGACGAACTGTTCGCAGTACGAATCGACCACAAGCCCCATCAAATCGCGCCCTTCTATGGTCATGCGGGAGCCGTTCTTGTCGGTGCGCTTGCACCTGCGGTCCACGATGCCGGTCAGCTCCTCCTGGTCGTTCACCAGCAGCCGGCAGCGCGCCCCCAGGGAGATGTCGAATTCAGGCAGGCCAATCTCCAGGGAGAAGGCGTGATCCGCCACGTAGAGGTCGGCCTCCACGCGGTAGGATATAAAGTGCCTCACCTGGCGCCCATTCACCTCGAGGTAGATGGAGTCGTCGCTCATGCCGCGCCTCCCGCCGGGGTGTAGATCTGTAACGTGCCGCTGGTTGCGTTGGGGTTGGCCAGGGTCGGGTTGATGGACCGGATGCGCTCGGCATAGTGGTAGTCGAGGCCATACCTGAGGCAGACCAGGTGCAGCGGTATCGGGTTGTCCAGCTCGACGGTGATGATGCGCTCGCGCTCCAGCTTGACGCTCGAAACGTAGGTGAGGAGATCAAGCGCCTGGCCTTTCAGTGCCGTCATGGAGCGCGCCTGGTCGACACCCTGCTGCAGCCAGCTGCGCGTGGCGGCCAGGGTGGTTTCCAGCTGGCGCACGTCCATCACCACCGGTACCGGCTGCCCCAGATAGCGCCCCAGGGCGTCAAAGCTCTTGTTGCGCTCCGACTGGCGGACCGTCTGGCGGTCGGCCTCGTCGTCGGCATAGCAGTAGGCCGCCTCCAGGGCGATACGGCCGGCGCAGGCTATCACCAGGTGCTTCACCATGAGGCTGCGGGCTGCAGCGGCGGCCGCGGTCTGGGCAGCGGCCGGGGCGGACAGCGCGGTCACCAGATCCCTAAGGCCGGCATCCAGGCTGCGCAGGTAGTTGGCCGGGTAGTTGAGACTCGAATCGTAGAGCCTGGCCACGCGCTCCACGCATTTGGTCATGATGCCCAGGACGCGCCCGGGCAGCGTGCTCCGGAAGGTGGTGGTGGCCACCAGCGAATTTACCGGCTGCACAACCTGATTGGCCTCGGCCGACAAGGCCCCCAGCTGCGCATCGAGCGACCTGGCTATCTCGCGCTGGTAGACGCTTTTTATCTTGAGCTGTGCCAGCAAGGTCTGATCCGGATCAAGTTCGAGCCCGGCGTCAAAGCCCAGGGCAGCCATGTCGCGGGTCAGTTCCCCCTCCTGCTGCCCCTGACCTGAAGTAAAGGCCGTCTCGCCGGCACTGGTAACGTCGGTCGACGCGACCGGCACGATACTGTCGCGCATCTGCTCGACAAAGCTGAAGTCGACGACGGCAGTGCGCTGCTGGTCGTCGTGGCGCGTAGATACCGAATCGACCTTCCCTTTGAGGATGCCGTATTTCGGGTGGTTAAATTCCAGCAGCTCCTTGACCCTCATCAGGTCGATGAGCTTTAGGTGGTCATCGTAGTTTGACTGGGAGGCGCTATCAAAGAACCAGCAGCGCACCTTGACGATGCGCGCCTTCTGCCCCATGTCCTCCAGATCTGCGCCGTCGATAAAGGGGTAGTCGTAGCGGACGATTGCTTTTTCAAAGGTGTCATCCAGAGTCTCCATCTCAAGAACGATGTCGTTGACGCTGTCGCCGATCTTGCTTATGTAGCCCACTTCTTGCGCCATCTAGTGCCCCTTCATCATGCCTTCAAAAAACTCGCCGCGTGGCATGGCGGAGACCTGCGTGTTCATGTCGTTGGAGCGGCTAAACACCCGGCCGGTGCCGTCTATCTGCAGGTCAATCTTGATTTCGTTCATTGGGCGCTTGCGGCCGATGCCCATCACATCGTATTCGCGGTCATCATCCTTTCCGGAATGGCCAAATGCACGAGGACCCCATCCGTTTTCCTTCATGGCGTTCGAGACCATCATGCTAAGAGGGACGCCTGCCACGGCCGCTCCGCCAGCTGCATAACCAGCGAAGGTAGCCTGGGCCGCCAAAGCCGCAGCCCTAGCGGCATGGGTTCGGGCGGCTGTGGGTAACGCGCCCGGTAGTGCATCACCAATCCCTCCCCCGCCAACCGCGCCACCCGGCCAGTTGGTGACAAATACCGGCGTAACACCGGTAGCGGCCTGCACGGCCTTGCCCTCAGCTATTCCGAATCCGACTCGGCTCAGCCCCTTCAAGCCGCCGAGCCCGCCAAGGACCTTCTTGCCATACATGCCACCTTTGAAAAGGTTGTATGCGCCGTAGCCACCGATCATGGCGATGCCTGCAGCGAGCAGACCGTTGCCGGCATCGGCGGCCTTCGGGTGTTCTTCGGCAAATTTGCCGACTGCGGCAACGGCGGTGTTGGCACGATTGGTGATCTCCGCCAACGGCACAAGCCAGGGATCAAAGATGGAGGCAGCGGTGCTTTTCATGGTGCCAGAGAGGGACTGGGCGGAGCGGTTAAAGCCCTTCAGGCTCTCTGTCATTTTATCTTCGGCGCCAGCGACCTCCATGGACTTCTGCCTCACGAATTCCCAAGAGCCAGTGCCGGTAGCCATAAGATTAAGAGCCGCCTGTCCGCCTTGTTCTCCAAAAATCTTCTGGAGCAAGGTCATCCTTATTTTTCTATTGTAGGAACCGAACGATTGGCGAAGACTCTTAATTATTTCGTGCGTAGGTAAAAGTTCCCCTTGCTTGTCCCAAAATTGTAATGGGGCTTTCCCTTGTTTAAGCAAGTCACGGTTCATGGCGTTCACGTAACGCCGGGAAATGCGGGATGATGCAGTGAGGCGCTCGTAAAAGTCCTTGAGCCCGACACCCGCATGAGATCCAAGCTGTCCCTGCTCTCCCAGGACTGCCAAGCCCGTCAGTAAATCTTTCCAGGGTACGCCATAGGCCTTGGTATAAGGTGCGGCATAGGGAAGTGCAGCCTCAAGTTGGGGCATTTTCATTCGCCCACTCATGACGTGCCTCTGGATCTCGTCGGCCAACACACCGTAATCTCCCCCCTTAAGATGATAGGGGACTCCGATGCCCAGCATTATGCCCGCCGTAGCTTCTGGAGCCGCTTTAGTGATGGTGGCGAGCATCATAGCGGCACGAGTAGCTCCTCGGCCGACTACATCTCCAAAATCTACGCCCGATGTGAGCAGTTCTTTTTGCACCTGGACCACGTCCGACGAGGAGAAAGGCGTGATCTTCTGTAACTCCACAGCCGTAGCACGCACCTGTTTTAGTTCGGAGTTGAGGGCGTTGGCGTCCTTACCGGAACGCATGAGCGCCATGCGCACTTCGATCATGTTCTCCTGGAGTTCGGCGGCATCCGCCACGCCGGGCTTGATCTTATTGACAGCGTAATTGGCGACGGCGACCGCCTTCAAGCCCTTGGTGATGTGCGCCTGCATCAGGTCAAAGTCCCGCGCCACCTGTTTACCGGCCTCACCCATGCCGAGGATGTTGCGCCTGGCTACCGAGGCAACCCCTGAGAGGGCGTCGGTCAGGGTGAGCTGCATTGCAAGCTTGAATTCGTTGTTCATTTCGTCACCGGTGGTTTTTTCTTACGCTTGACCTTCTGTTTAATCCCGGTCTTTTTGGGGTTAGACAGCTCGTCGTAGGCCTGGTCGTAGCTACGAATCTTTCCTCGGCTCATCCGGAGTATCTCCTCCTCCCGAAAGCCGATCTTCAACATCACTAGGATGTCCTTCCTCAGAGGCCGCAGCTTCCTTTCGAAAAAGCTCCCTCCGTTGTTCGAGTTGGGAGGAATACATCAGCAACATGCGACCATCGGAGCGGGAAAGCCGCAGCACCATCTCCGGGGTTACCTTCGCAATGCCCGGCACCGTGAGCCGCTTTGAAAGGAGAGCGGCGGAATAGTAGGCAAAATCCTCAGGAAGCTCGTTAGCCTCATCCCCATAGAGCCGGGCAAAGTCCAGCTCGGTGTCGTTGGAAACGCGGAGGGTATGTTCCATCACTTCCTCTTCCAGGGTGAAGGCCTTGTAGTAACGGCCCTCGCTGAGCATGCCGTGAAAGAACTCTCCCGACTCGGTCAAGATATCGTCCATTTAGTTCTCCGTCCGGGACTCGGCAGAGAGCTCGATGGTCTGCTTTGCCACGTTGTCCCCGTCGTATTTGATCTTGCCGACCTTGGTGGTGTAAATCCCGCCGTAGGTGATGCGGGTCCCATTCATTCGGTCGATGGTGAGCGTGCCACCAGCAACCTGGCGAAAGTCAAAGCTGGGGGCGTCGGACGGAATGATGTAATCCACGGTGAGCCCCTCGTAGCGCTGTGTAACCGCGGTATGACCGGTCTTATTCATCAGCTTGACCGATTTGAAAATTTCGCTTTCGGGCTCCTCAACCGAATCGAAGTCTTCGATCTCCTGTCCATTTATCTCCAGCAAAACCTTGCTGACGTATTCCATCGGTTAAACCTCCATTTAATGCGGGTTACAGGTAAAGGTCGATGACCGCCGCGAAGACGTGCAGGCCGGGAACCACGTTAGCCGGGATGCGGGCATTCAGCTGGCCCACGTTCTGATCGTCTTTCTCGACGATGAGCTGGTCCTTGTAGGCGTCGACGTTGTCCAGGATCTCCAGATCCTCAAGCTTGTGCAGCACGTCGAGGATCTCGGTGCGTACGCGGGCAGCGGTCCGTTTTTTGGTGCTGATCTTATCGCGGGGAAAGCGCAGCGCGATGCGTTCGCGAATGGCCCGGCGCGTGTAGTCGAGGCTGGTGATGGTGGTGGCGTCCAAGAGGCTCACGTCGTTAATGCCCTGGGCGTTCTTGGTGTAGCTGGTGATCAGCCGCACGATCTGCACCCGTTCGCCGGGGCCAACCTCCAGAGGGGTCATACCATTGGCCAGGCAGTTCTCCTGCTCGGTGCGCGACAGGCGGCTGGCGATGGGCGGCGCCGCGATGGTCACCAGGGGCAGCCCGTTGAGCGGCCGGGCCGGATCGGGCTCGGAGCACCAAACGGCGGCCAGGGCGGCGGCTATTTCGTAGGCGGGGCTCCTGGTACCGCGCAGCTCGGCCGGCACGATGCGACCGCCGTTGATAGCGGCAGCCAGGGTGGTGGCGGCGGCCAGGGCGGAGTCGACCGCCACGACGCCGCAGCCGGGGCGCTGTTCGACCGGGCCGGAGACGCTGTCCAGGTGGGTGCGCAGTGCGGTGATGCTGGTCTGGTCGTTGTAGGGCATGACGATCTTGTCGAACTGGCTGGCGTAGACCTGGGTAAGCGCCGTGCTCACATCCGGATCCGTGGCGCCGTTGGCCATGGCTACCACGGCTGCGGCGACACCGGCGGCGGTCACTTCGACGGTGAGGTCGACCAGGTTGCCCACGGTGCCCTTGTGGCGGTTGGTGCCGGTGAGGACTGCGCCGGCGACGCCGAAGGTTACCGGGAGGTCGGGAATGAGGCCGAGGGCCGCGTTCAGCGCGGTGGCGATGGCGGCCGCCGTATCGGTGCTGGCAATGGCGACCTCGACCTTGCGGTTGCCGACGTAGACCCGGATCACTCCGGGGCCGGTGGCCGGGCCGGTGAGGGTGATGGTGCCGGTGGCCTGCGCCCCGCCCACCACGTCGTCCAGGGCGATGGCCGAAAGATCGAGATAGGGGTTCTCGGCGATGGCCGTTTTGCACATGAGGTGCAGCTGGCTGCCGGCGCCGAAGTAGTCGGCGGCATCGGCCGCGCTGAAGACCTGGGTGGCGAGTAGGGCGGCAACCGTGCTGTTGGCCAGGCGCTGCCCCACGATGAGCAGCTTTTGGGAGTTGGCCGGCAGCGTGCTGACCGCCAGCCTGGTGTTGTATTCCAGGTACTGGCCCGGTTTCCGAATCCCCGCGGGGATCGTGGTAAGGGTGACGTTTTTCGAAGACATTACTGAGCACCTCCTTCTTTCTGGTCCTGGGTGCGGGCGGCCTTGGCGGCCGAGGCCGGCACCTCCAGGAGCGAACCGTCATCCACCAGGCGACGGTAGTAAACGGTAGCGGGGACTTCGACCCCCTTGGGATCGTCGGTGATGTATTCGCGGGGGGCGGTTTCTTTGGGGCACTGCAGCCCGGGTGCGGCTTTTACCAGCATGTTGAACCTCCGTTAAAGAGTGATTTAAATTGGCTGTGACTGGGGCATTACATGCCGAACCCCAGGCCCCATAGTTTGGTGAAGCCGGCCGCCACCGACACTGCCACGGCCCCGATATCGACCCCGCCATAGCCTGCCGCTTTCACTGGAGACGATGAACTCGGAGTCATATCGGCGAAGGTGAGGCCGGAGGCATTTGAGAGCAGCGGGTCCTGCGCTGTCAGGGAATGGTCGGCAAAGGCGATGCCGGTATCGGTCTGGGTGCTGGTCGGGAGGCTGGGGAGGTAGATGCCAGCCTGCACAGTCTCTGCCCCGTCCACCAGTGACACATCCGACTTGATGATGGCATAGGTGCTGGTCGTGTCCGGAGTAGTCGTCCAAGCAGGCGTTACGCTCAGCACCGTGGCGGTGTTATTGGTGATCGCACGGATCTGACCGGATCCGGTGCCGCCGGTGATGAGCAGCCAGTGTTGCATGGGACAGTTGGCGTCGTTCTTGGTGGTCGGGAAAGTCTTGCCAGAGTCGGTAAGCGTGCCACCTGTCACCACGCCCTGGGTCGAAAGCGTACCGCCTGCCGTGGCCGTGCCGGTATAGCTGTTCAGCAGGAGCTGCACCGGCGTTCCCGCACCCCATGCCAGCGTTCTGTCGGTCGCACTGGTATAGGTGTAGGTCAGCGTGCCGCTGGACTTGGTGCTGAATGTCGGGTTCCAGAGCGCCACCCCGGCTACATTGGACAGGCCGGTGAAGGTGCCCTGGCGGTTGATGAGGGCATCACCTGCACCGGGAGTACCGCTGCCGCTGTAGCGGGCCTGGTAGTTGTGATCCAGGTTGAAGTCGAACTGAAGCACTTGTCCGCGCCAGATGCTTGCTGCGGCTACTGTACGTTTTCTTGCACCCGTGCTCGGTGAGGTTCCAATCCGCTTGGCCAGGTTGTTCCTGATGGTCAAACGAGTCACTAGGGAGTAGGTATCGGTGTCTTGCATATCACCAAAGCCTAACCACCCCTGCGGGTTACCGATGAAGGTGTTGTTTTCGATGGTGAACAGGTCGATCCAGTGCCGATGGTTGTACCCCAGCTCGATGTTCGGTGACCCATAGCCCGCACCATCAAGTCCCGCCTCGGTGATGAAGACGTTTCGCTTCACCTCGATATCAGTGGTATAGATATCGTTGAAAGTGTTGGCTACGACTCCGTGATGAAAGGAGTTGTGCACGATGTTATCTGTGAATCTCGAATATGAAGCGTAGTGAAATGTTCTGTTGATAAAGTGAAATTCGTTATTCTTTATGACCAGTGGTGATCCGCTAAGCCCCCCCGCCTCTATTACTCGCTGATCTCCAGAACCACCGACACCATACAAGACGTTGCCGCTTATTTCAGAAGCCGAAAAGGTGGCCAGACCAGGTTGGGCATACAACAGGTTGTTAGCGATTACCCCCGTGTTGCCTTTTACCTGGATCCCCGTGTAATCGGTGGTGGGAGAATAGATGGAAGTTAAAATGAAATGTCCGTACAGATTCAGTACGTTGTCGCTGATGTTGACGTATGTGAAAGAGTCCCGATAAGAGGATATGGCATAGCCGTATGTTCCATTGCCGCCATCGTTGTTGAACGTGTTCCCGGTGATCTGGATCAGGTCGGCGGCGGTGCCGTTCACCTTTTTCAACCCCAGCGATTCGGAGCAGTAAGTGAATGTGGAGTTCTTCAGGTAGAAGAGCTGGTCGGCCCCAGCCGTTGCCGACTTCTTGTTTTGCACGTCGAGCGTCCGGCCCACGTCGGCGGGGGTGATGTTCTTGCCCATGTACGAAAAGTTGCAGTGGTCAAAGAGCGCCGTATTGAACGTGGTGCTCTGGGTTGAGGAAATTCCCCACCCTTTGCTCACAGCGGTGTAGTTGTAGGTCTTGGTGAAGGCCGGGTTCCCGGACGATGAAACATGGTAAAACCAGACCATGCCCATGTCGTAGTTGATGTAATACTTCCCGGCGCTGTTCACTTCGGCCAGGGTGAACACTTCGGTTGTCAGGATGGTCGAGGGCGTCTTGGCTGAGAAAGATACCGTGTTGATCCAGGCATGAGTAAAGGCCACACAGCCGATGTTGTTCACCGGGTCATACTTCCAGGATGTGCCGGAGAACGCCTCGCTGGCAACCGCATTGCTGTTGCTGTAGGCACCCGAAGGAGAGGTAAAGGTGATCGGCTTGAGGGACGTGCCGATGGCAGAGATGTTGCCCTTGTTGAGAATGAACGAGGTGTAGTCACCAGCCACATCGCCGATGATGGTCGTCCCAGGTTGCGGGGCAAAGGTGCCGTACCGGTTGACCAGCATCAAAGTGTTGGTGGTCAGATCGGTGCCCCTGAGCGTCAAGCTCACCCCGTCGGCTACCTGGTACGTGCCGAAGCTGGACGAGCTTGCGCCGTTGATGGTAATGGCATGGCCCACACTGGAGGCGTTGCTGCCATAGGTCCGGTTCACGTCCTGGACGATGACCGCGCCGCTCACGATGGTGATCGTGTCGCCGTCCACTGGTGCGACTCCGCCCACCCACGTCGAACCGGCAGAGGCAAGCGCCGGAGTCCCGGTGGTGCCGACTGCGTTCGAGGTAAGCGCAGCCGCCCAGGCGGAACATGGCAGCAGCAAGATGATCAGCAGCAGAAACATTTTCATCGCACGTCGATCCTTTGGAATTTGGCGTTGGCCGGAGTACGGATGAAGTTGACAAAGACGTACGTGGAAAAAAGGCTTTCCTGAGTAGCGTCGTATGCGGTCACCCTGAAATACCACTTCTCCATCGGGTTGACCGTCACGGTCGCCGGTGGCCGTGAAACGGTGGTGTAGCCTCGGTAGACGAATGTCCGGGCATTGCCCGAGTAGTTTCCGTAGTAGAGCCGGTAACCATCCGGCTTGGCGCCGGCGGTGGAATCATCCCAGGTAATCGTCACGACGGCGGCATGTGCGACCGCGGCCGTCAGCACCATGAATAAAGCCAGCAGCATCCGCTTCATGTACCCTCCTTACCTGAAGTCCTGGGCCGCTACGCAATAGACGTTGGTTCCGTCCAGGTAGCAGGAAATGAAGTCGACCGCGCTGGCCGTGGCGGTGATCGTCGGGACCGTGGCGGCCGGCCACTTGATGCCGGTCGAGGTGATGGTGCCCGTGGGGGTCGACGCCTGCACCACCTTGATCCCGATGACGGCAGTCTTGCCGCTCGGCTGGGTGAACGAAGCGCCCGAAAGAGCGCAGGCCGAGCCGGCGGTGAGCGTGATGACCTGCCGTGCCCCGTTGGCCGCCGTGATAGGGGCAGCCAGGGAAGTGGTGCAGGCCGTGGTGTACTCTGCCGGATAGTAAACGGCGGCCAGAGTGGCCCCCGGCTGCAGCGCGCTGTCGGCTTTACCGCCCTGGGTGGAGGTTGCCGCGTCGGTGATGCCGTACCCGGCCAACGTGGTCGGTTTGTTTTTGATCGAAGCACCGCCAGAAGTCAGGGCCCAATCGGTATACTGGCCATAAAGCCCCGCAGAAGTACCGGTGGTGTCCTGGTTCAGGATCGGGAAGTTGGTGAGTCCTGCCGCGCTCCCGGTCGGGCTGAGATAATCCGTCCCGGCCACGGCCGCCGACACGGTGCCGCTGCCGTTGGCCTTCATGATTCCGCTTATCGCGCCGGCGCCGCCTCGGGCGGCAGCGACAGTGCCTGAGGTGAGGTTGGAGGCATTCGACGCACTCGCGGGAGTTGCGTAATCGGTACCGGCAACGAGCGCGCTTTGCTTGGCACCCCAGGTCGCCTTCTCCGTGTCGGTGGCGAAGCGGTAGGAGGCGCTCTGGGTAATATTCGCCGGGTTGGTCGTGTCGATCGTCGCCGAAGAGGCCAGCGCTCCGCCGTCCTTGATGACATTCCCCGTCGTGTTGTTGAACACCGCCACATGGTTGGCCACGATGGTGCCGGTGGGTACGACGCTACCGGATCCGCTGCCGCCCGTACCATCCGCCCCCTTGGGACCTTGCGGCCCGGGGACGATGATCTTGAGAACCTGGACACCGCTTCCCAGGGCGGAAACACTGAAGGAGAGCAATACCAGGACAATAGCTAAGCGACTGTAATAGGTAATCTTCATCGGGTCACCACCGGCACTACCATGATTTTGCCGCGCAGCAGGTAAGTACGCTGCCCGGACGGGTCGATCTGCAGCAGGTCCCACACGCCGTGCTTGTTGGTGGCTGCGGCGGTGCTGGCCTGCGAAAGCGATAGGGTCACCTTGTTGGTGGTGACGATGGTGCTGAAGTTGAAGAAGGGCGCCGATGAGTAGTCGGTCCTGGCCTGGGCCTGGTAGCTGTAGCCGGTCAGGTCGACGGCACGCCCGTTGCTCTCGGCCGGGGTGATGGCCAAAGCGAAGCTTTCGCCCCCCTGGACGGTCAGATCGTAGGGGATGGGGAAGCCATCCAGGGCGAAGGCGCTGGTGACTGCCAGGAGTACCAGGGCGATGATCAGGTATCTCATGGTTGGGCTCCGAGACTCACGGTGTCGCTGGCATCGACCTGGTCGTCGCCGGGCTTCAGGTAGTAGTTGAGCGCGACGGTCAGGAGGTCTTCGGCCAGATCGTCGTCATCTATGTTGAGGATGAAGCTGGTGGCAAACTCCAGGTCGTAGACGATGAAGTTGCCCTTGAAGTCCTCTTCGCTGGTCACGTCTTTGAAGCTTCCCGGGAGCAGGTCGGTGATCTTGAGCCCTACCCGCTGCCGCGCGAGCATCCGGATCACGGCGAAGACCAGGGGGTGAATGGCGTCGCGCCGGGCTTCCTCACCACGCGCGTCGCTCATTCTCAGCTGCAGGTGCACCTGGCAGTTAACCCGGAAGCTGACCAGCCCCACCTTTTCGAGCTTTCCCTCGTAGATCGCCACGACGAGCGCCGGGTCGGTGAAGACGTAGCGCATGTTCTTCTGGCGCCGCGCTGCCTTGAAGGCGGTCATGCGCTGCACCAGGAACTCCTCGATGGCTATTTCGATGTCCCCGGGCGTGTTCACCGGGGTGGGGGTCGGATCGGCCATTAGTAGTTTTTTAACCTCTCGGTGGTGAAGACGCCCACCGGCGCGGGCGACACGGCGATGGTCTGACCCTGCTGGGTCGGAGCGTCCTTGCCGGAGATGCCGAGCTGCAGGTCTCCCTTGCCGATGGAGACGAGCAGTTTGACCGCGTTGGTGTAACGTTTCTCCCTGTTTTCGGGCACATTCTCGCGCCGGGAGAACAGGTGGTAGCAGACGATGTCCAGGTCAAGCGAGGCTAAGAAGGGCGGCACCGGGCTGAAGGGCACGTTGTAGAGGCTGGAGCAGTAGCCGTCGACCTGGGCCGAGGCGCGCTCCAGGCACTTGTCAAGGATGTCCTGGTTGACCACGCCGAGGTTATCGTCGTCGGTCAGCTGGATCAGGGTCGCCTCGGGGATCTCGCCCAGGATATCGTCTTTCGTGCTGTAGGCCATGTCTGTACTCCGGTGCTACCGAAGGGGCGGACTGCGCCCCCTCGGCTCAGTTGGTTATTCCCGGTCCTGGCACATCGTCAAAGATGCGCTGGTGTTGTTGCCGAAGGTCGAGATTGTGTAGGAGGCGTACCCCCTATTGACCGCAATGCTGCCATTGGAAGCGGGCATCCCGGTGGCGTTGGCGCCAAGCTTGCGCTGCACCACAAACGGGGTGCCGGTGCTGCTGTTTACGACCGTCCAATCGGCCTTCTTGTACCAGCTGTTGGAGGTGTAAAGGTTGAAAGTCTGGATGGCCCCGGCGTGGTGGATAGCCTTGGTCACGCAAACCGAGCCTTTAAGGTTGGGGGCGGTGGCAGTGTTGTTCTGTACGACGATTCCGTCGGAGTAGATAGGCTGCCCGGGCTTGACGTTGACGGTTGTGATGGCGTAGGCGACGCCGGCGACGGCGATGGCCAACATGGCGATAACGCCGATCAGAATGCTTTTGTTTCTCATGGAGCGCTCCTTTGTCGATGGAGGTGCTTAAAAGGGGGCGCAGCCTGCGCTGCGCCCTGCTGCTTTAACTGGCTCTATTGCCGATTATCACGCCGGGGTGATGACGACCACGTCGCACAGGCCCAGGGAATTGACCACCGGCAACGGCTTGGATTCGGCGATCAGCGCGTAACCGCTGCCGTCGGGGTGGCGCACCGGCTTGACGAAGAAGGGCATGGGCTCCAGGTTGCCGTCCAGGTCGTCGATGGATGCGTAGGGCATCCGGTGCCCTGCGTCGGTAGCGATGGCTTTCAGAGTGTCCTTGGGGACGATGGGAGTGAAGAGGCCGGTGACCGGGCTCCAGTACTCCTCCGCTCTCAGCTCGACCTTGATGGTGCCGATCATGATGTAGTTGTCCTCAAGCTTCATGCTGACGCCCGCCTCGGACTGGAGCTTGGTCGAGGTGAGGATTTTGGAAACGATGGTGAAGAGCGCCTTGAAAGCATCCTCGCCGGCCCAGAAGAGAACCTCGCCGCCTACGCCGATGCGCTGGAAAACCTTGCGCAGCTGGATAAAGGTGTCGACGATGTCCACGGCCTTGATGGCCGGATCGTCCCAGTATTTGTAGCTGCCGGCATCGAGGCTCTGCACCCCGCCGTAATCGATCTCGAAGGTGTCGAAACCGCCCCCTTCGAGCTGCACCGGGTAGGAAAGCTTGCCGGTGAGTGCCGAAGCGCACATGGCCTCGGTGGTGGCGCGCACGGTGCGACGCAGCACGTCGGTCTTGTTCTGCGCCCAGATCTCCAGCTGGTTCTTGCTGTTGGGACCGCCCTGGGAGAAGAGGCGCAGGTTGTTAAGATCGGCACCGGTGATGTCGATCTTCGGGTGGATCGGGAGCGGCTCGTAGAACTCGGTGCGGCCGGTTGCCCCGGTGATGGAGATGGCAGGGGACCCGCGGCGACTCAGGGCCATGGCTCTGATGTACTGGCGGACGATGTCGGAGCCGATCAGCGGACCGGGCTGCTGCGGGCGGTCTTTGAAGATGCGGTCAAGACAGACGGTCGGGTATGCGGGCCCCAGCACCTGGAGGTACCGGATGATGGCTTCCCGGGTGAAGAGGTTGCGGATGTTAACGAATCCGGCCAGCAGCAGTGTCTTCCCGAGATGGTCGGCATGGGTAGCAGCCATAGCCTCGTGGCCGGAGCCAAGGGCAAAGGCCACGATGGCCAGTGCCGTGAGGAGCGACCAGGAAAATAAGGTCTTGAATCTGTTAGTGAGCATTGCTGACTCCTTTAAGGGTGGATACATAATTGCTTAAATGGTCGTTGAGCCTCGGTCGGATCGGGGCAAACCGGGGTTACTGCGGGAAGAGGCCCGCATTCTGCAACGCGATCAAGGCCGCCTTGGTGGGTGCTGCCGGCACAGCGGCACCGACCTTGAGCACCGGAGCCTGGACGGATCCGTGGATGACCACCAGGCCGATCTGCTCGGCCGCGGTATCGACCTGCTGGTCCAGGACCGCGATGAAGGCCTCGCCCTCGGCAGCCTGGAGCAGGGTGAAGCCGTCGGCGTCACGTTTGAGGAGCAAACCGGTGGGATATACCCCATCGTTAGCCTTCAGTACGCCGGCAACCAGGACGGGCGGGTGTCCGCCGGGAGACTGGGCGCGTACTTCGTCGCGGGTAAAAGCTGCGGTGGTACCGTTAATGGTCATGACTACCTCCGATTTTTTGTTCTCTGTTAAAGCCTAGTTAAAGGGTTGATAAATCCGGGGTTAGACGTAGGTGGCGATATCCGCCGGAATCGCGCCGGGCCGCTTGCCCGGGTTCTCATCTCCGGCTGCCAGCTCGCCAAACTCGATGAGCTTTGGGTAGCTGCCCAGGACGGCCTTGATGGTCTCGACGGGGGACTCGGTTTTCTTGGCGTCACCCTCGCCAAACTCGATGGTGTCACCGGTGGAGATGCCGGCGCAGAAGTCGAGCACGGCGACGATGGCGGCCTTGTTGGCCGCGAGCAGCTTGCCGTCGACTATCAGCCCTTCGGCAAAGGCGAGGTTGGCGGCGCGCAGACCGCTGGTTTCCTTCTCTTTCAGGGCTTTGTCCCTGGCGTTCAGTGAGGCCTCTTTCTCGGCCAGTTGTGCGACGGTGAGCGTCATGGCTCCTCCTTCATGGTTGGGTTCACTGTAATCGGTGGTTGATTGGCTATCGCAAATGCACTCGGCGCAGGGCATGCTGCAGGAGGCACAGGTTCCTTCCTTGCGCTCGGGGGTAAGGGCTTCCTCGGTGACGGATTGAAGGTCCCATTCGCCCAGGGCCTTATCGGCCTTCTCCTGGCCGAACTCCCCGATGAGGAAGTTCTTGAGGTTGCGGAACATGCCGGCGATGGTGCGGTCGTTCCAGTCGCCGAAGTCCATCACCCCCTCCTCGCCCTCGGCAAAGCTTGCGGCACCCAGCCCCTTGCAGCCCGCAGGGACGGCGCCGAGGAAACCGAGATGGCGCGGGTAGAGCACGCCGGGTACCGGGTTGGCGGGAGAGTCCGGCGCGTAGAAGCTGGTGGACACCCGGTCATGTTTGCCGGAGTTGACCCACTCGGCAAAAGCCGGGTCGACGTTGGCCGGCTCGCCCATGAGAAAACCGTCGGTAAACTCCATGCGCTGGATCTGACCGTACTTCGGGTCGTCCATCTTGGGGTGGCCGATCACCAGGGGGGCGGCGTGCAGCTCGGGATTGTAGACGGCGGCCGTGGCCCTGAGATCCGCCTCAGTAAACTCGTGGACCTTGCCGTCGGCCGATACGTGGCGGCCGGGCTTGAACATCTTGATCATCTTGGTTGCCATGGGTTCTCCTTCAGGCCAGCTTGGCCGAGAGGTAGTTCTGCAAGGTCATCTGCGCGATCTGGGTGAGCTGCGCCTCGATGTCGACCAGGTGGTCCACCTCGTCGGCCAGGATCTCCTCGATGACAGCGCGGGTCGCGGCGTCCTTGTGGGTGAGGCAGAGCGCGATCAGGTCGTTGTAGTTGACCACCGCCAGCTCCTCGGATGGTTGATCGCGGTCAGCTCGTCGAGTCTTCGGGCGTTCAAGGCAGCTATGATCTCGGGGTGTCCCTTCATCGGTTGGTCTCCATTGTCGTATGGTGCATTGGCACCATACCCCTCTATCGTTGTCCGTTGCAGTTGAGGCCCTTCACAAATTCCGGTGGGCCGATCTGGAACCGCATTAAAACCCCATTTAAAACTCGCTGTACTGGCCGACCCCTTTCAGGCGCGTACCCATTTAGGTTGGAACGGCTGCAGGGCAAATTTGGAAGCCGTAGCAGCACAACTGAAATCGGTCGAAGCGGACTGATCGGACCGATCAGCGCACCCCGTTGGTGAGCCAGGCTTTGCCGGCGTCGATCATGCGTTGGATGCCCCCGGGGCTGCAGTAGAGGATGGGCCGCGCCGGGATCTTGATGGAATAGGCCTTGCCCTTCACCTTCATCGAGTAGCCGGCCTTGCCCGCCTTGGCGAAGGTGTCGCCGCTGCCGGGTCGGCCGTGGGTCATCTTGCCCGGGGTTTTCTGCTTGAAGTTGAGCACCCGCTCCCGGGCGGCGAACTTGCTGGAGCCGCCGAAGTGCTGGATGCGCGCATATGCCACGTTGGTGCCGCAGACGGCGTTGTTGTTGTCGGACTTCACCTGGAAGCTGGCGGCCAGGCGCCCGCGCACCTGCATGATCTTGCCGGGCCAGTGCCCCTGGGCCTTGCGCCGCCTGATGGTGCCGGGCTTTAGGCCGCGCCACTTGGCGGGGCGCCCCTCGGCTGAGAAGTTCTCCTCGATCTCGTCGTGCATGATGCCGCCGATCTGCCGCATGAGCCCCACGGTGTTCTTCGCCTGGCGGGCTATCTTGTCCAGCAGCTGGGCGGCCTCGGCAAAGTTGTCGGTGACCTTGATCATTTCTCCCATAGCTGCCTCACCTGCGGGTCGTACTTCTTGAGGTCGGGCTGAAAGTCGACCTTGCCCGGGTTGTAGCTCCAGCCGACGTCGGGGGCGACGCTCTCTTTTTTACCGGTCTGGGGATTGCGGTCGCGGAACACGGTGACCGGCTGCATCTCGCCGCTCTTCTTGCTGACCAGCTCGTCGCGCTGCGAGAGCTTCCCCTGGGAGCTTTCCACCTCGAGGCCGCGGGCGGCCAGGTTCTCCTGGTCCAGGGCGCGCACCCGGCAGCGGCAGCGCCAGCCGTTGGGCGGGTAAAAGGAGTTCCAGAAGTCGTCGTTGTACCGGAACACCCGGCCGTTAAGCATGGCGTGGGCCGGGCGGGTACGGGCATCCATGACGGCCACGTACTGGAAGTAGGGGCGGGCCTCGACGTTTTCGGCCTGGGTGCGGTAGCGCCCCACGTTGTAGGCGGTCTGCACGTTCTGGTCGAAGATGGTGCGCAGCCGGTAGGGGCTCCCCAGCTGGACGTCGGTTACCTCGCCGGTCTGTTCGTTGACGGTCTCCTGCTTGCCCCACCATCCCTTGGACTTCAGCTTGGGGGTGAGGCCCTTGGCGAACTCCTGATAGGTGATGCCATTGTCGAGCGCGTCCTGGACGCCGTCGCGGATGTCCTGGAGAATGTCCATGCGGGTCACTTTGGCCACGGTGAAGGCGCGGGCCTGGGCTTCCTGCCAGAGTTCCTGCCAGTCCCAGGTGAAGGCGAACCCCTTGGACTTGAAGTACTCGATGGCCTTCTCGGGCTTGAGCCCAAGGGCGTATGCAAGGTCGACCTTATTCATCCGCCTGCAACCTCCCCCAGACTTCGGCCACGAAGATCACGCGGGCCAGCAGATCCTGGAGCTTGTCGGTATCCAGCTTGGGGTAGATCTTGATCAGCTCGCCCATGACCTCGGTCAGGTCACCGCTCTCCTTGAACAGCTTGAAGACCGGCTTCAACACGCCTTCCATGAGCGACTGAAGAGCCGCGGGGGTGAACGACTCGGCCAGGGCGTCAATCTCCAGCTCGCCGGGAAAGGGGTCGTCGCCTTCGGCAAATTCGGTACTGGTGGCTTCCCGGACGGATAGGTCGGATCGGACCGATTTTGTAGGCGGTTCGGCGGCGGTCTCTTCGACGTCGTCGTCCTGAAGGCCCTGGGTGCGCACATAGTAGCTCTTGGAAAGCTTGAGCCCGCTACGCTCCATAGCCTGGGAAAGCGAGTTGTCGCGCTCGGCCAGGGTCTTGGAGTCGTCCTCGTCTTCGCTCTTGATCTCGATCTTCGGGTAGCGGCCGTGCCCGGGGAACTGGTAATCGACCAGCCAGGGGAGGACGCCGTTCTTGCGGTCGTTCTGGGCCTCGCAGATGCTATCTCCGTCGTCCTTCAGGTAGTTCTCCAGGACGTCCTGCTGCTCATCGGCATTACCCAGGCCGCCGGGCTTGCCGGAGGTGGTGGCGGTCTGCCCCAGGATGCTGATGGTCATCTCGTCGTTCATGAAGTCGCAGAGCTCTTTGTAGCAACTGATGTTGCCGCTGCGCGCCGCCTCGATGAGCTTCAGGTTCATCCCCTCGGGGTAGATGATGGCGGAGTTGGAGTGCAGGGCCGACGCGGCCGCCAGGAGCTGCTGCTGCTTTTCGGGGGTGGTGCCGTCCGGGTATTCACCGGCGGCGGTAGGCGCGGCGAACTTCTCCACGAACATGACCCAAAACTTGATGCCGTTTTTCTTGAAGAACCAGGGCCAGTAAAGCTCCTGTCCCAAGCCGTTGCCATAGGGGGTGGTCACCTCGTCGCCAAAGGTGAAGACCTGGAACTTTTTCAAGGGGAGGCCGCTCTCCTGGTTGATGGTTACGTTTTCCCCCGGGTAGGGGTTGGACAGGGTCATTAGGTGCAGGTCGCCGTTGGGGGCGAAGCGAAAGCGGCGCTGGTGCCGGTAGCGCATATCGGAAATGAAGGTATCGCCCTCGGAAAAATCCCACATGACCTCGGCGACGGAATACCCCTTGAGGACCCCGCCCCGCAGCACCGGGCGCCGACAGCGGTCGTAGGGGAAGTTCTGGAAGACCTTGGTGCAGTACTCCGCGATCTTTATGTCTACGGCTTCCTGGGAAAAGGGTACGATCTGCCAGTCGCGGCCGGTGACAGCCTTGGCGCGGGTACGCAAGCTGGCGGCCACCCGGCTGTCGCGGGCGATGTCGTCGTAGATGCTGATGTCGCCGCCGTTCTCCATGGTGAGCACGGGGTCGAGGTTCTCCATGACGGGGAGCCAGCCCTGGAACATGTAGACGTCGGTGGCGGCAGATGCCACCTCCTGGGTCACCGGCCGCTTGCCGTCCACGGTGATCACCGGGTTGAGCAGCTGGCCGTTGTAGCCGTAAAGGGTGTCGAGTTTGTCGGTCATCGCTTCTCCGAGTTGCTGCCGGCCGCGTGGCCAAAATGGTAACCGCCGCAAAAGCGGCAGGAGTAGATGTGGAGGTAGCCGCCATTCTTCTTGCCTGAGCGGATCACCTGGTGCATGGCATCCAGGGCGGCGGCGCTGGTCGGAAAGCGCTTCTTACGCTGGCAGGATCTGCGGCGGATGCGGCGCTTGCTGGCCATTAGCCGAAGATATCGTCAAGGATGTCTTCCAGATCCTCGCCGATCTCTTTTGTCCGACTCACGGAAAAAGGCTCTTTGCGGCCTGAAACCGTACCGCCAAGCGTTACCACATCGGCCGCCACCGAGAGGGGGGCCGTGACTACATCTACTCCGAGTTTTGCCAAGCTGCCGAAAAGTCCCATTTTTATCTCCCCATGTAGTTGCTCATGCTGCGGCCTGCCGACAGACACAGCCCGGTGGGGCCTGAGGTCTGGTGCTCGATGGTGACGGTCTGCTGCCGGATGGCGAAGTCGCCCAGGACCAGGGCCATGCCGGCGTCGCCATGGCGCTTGAACTCGATGTCCTTGGTGTCCTGGGTGCGTAGCCCGGGGAGCTTGATGATGCCGTCGATCAGCTCGAAGGTGCGCAGGTCGTTCAGCACGTCGGCGTCGCGGGGCAGGTTCCACTTGTTGTCTTCGAAGCTCTGCTGGAACGCGCCCATGTTGGCCCGGTACCAGGCGTCGTTAAGCATGACCTCCAGGATCCGCGGCCGGCCGTATTTGTCGGCGGTGGCTTCGGCGAGGCCGTACCCGTTGCCGGTGGCATCCATGGCACCATTGCGAAACCTCGGCAGGTGATCGATGACATGCCAGAGGATCTGCCGTTGATGCCGGGTCGGCACGTCCTTCATTTCGATCATGAAGGGGCAGTTGCGGGTCAGGTCCTGCTCCAGGAAAAGCGGCGCTGTTACGGCGAAGTCGCCGAAGCGGGCATAGTCGGACCCGAAGGAGTACTCACGCCCACGCATCAGCAGATCGATGCAGGGGTTCAGCTTGATGCGGATCCACTCGGCTATGTAGGAGTCGCGGTAGGCGAGGCCTTTGGGCACGAAGTCTTTGCCCAGGGTGAGTCGCAGGATCGGCCGCACTTCCTTCATGCTCATCTCGATCAGCACGCCGGGGATCGCCACGCCGGAGCCCTCACGGGGAATGGCATCTAGCTCCTCTTTCATGGCGGCCAGGTTGGAGCCGTACCCCTTGCGGATCTTGTCGTACCACTCCTTTTTGCCCTTTTCGCTGGGCTCCCAGCCGCGGATCATGCAGACCCGCTCATAGAGCCCGTTGTTGACCGCATCGTCAAAGGTGCAGTGGAACACCTTGAAGGCGTTGAGCCCCGCCCAGGCGTCCCTTATCAGCTGGTTAAAGGGGTTTTTAAACCCGTTGTGGGTGGAGATGATGCGCACCTTGCCGCCCCAGATCAGGAGCGCCAGGCAGGCGTCGATCACGGCCTGGACGTTGCTGTGGAAGGCGGCCTCATCGATATCGACGATGCCCTGGAGCCCTCGGATGTTGGCCGGGTTGGAGGAGAGCGCCACGATCTGAAAGCCGGAGGCGAAGCGGATCCGATAGGAGGTAATCTGCCGGCTGTTGCCGTCCTCCATCTGGTCCTCGAAGAGAAAGACCTCGATGCCGTTCCAGCCGGGCGCCATAGCGCAGGCCATGATCTTGGCCATGGAAGCGCAGTAGCCGATGAATTCCAGGCCCTTGTCCTTGGTATCTCCCACGTAGTAGATGTTGTCGCCGCCGGCCTTGCGGTTGCTGGAGGCGGTGATGGTGTCGTCCAGGGCGGTGGCATAGGTGATGCCGGTGCGGCGCCCCTTCTCGGCGATGTTCAGGTCGAACTCGTGGATTTGCTTGATCCACTGGCGCTGGTGCAGCATCAGCACGCCCTCGGCCAGCAGGTCCGCATTGTTGGGGAGCTCGCGCACCGCCGCCGGAAGTTCGGGGGAGTTGAGGGCGATGACCCCTATGACGTCGCTGGGCTGGCTCATTGCACTCCCAGAACTTTCTGGCGCCAGAAGGCGGCTTGCTCGGCATCCTGGCCCATTTGCACGGCAGTCTGCTCGACCACGTCGGCAACATCCTTGATGGCCTGCTTGCGGATCTCGCCTTCCCGCTTCACACTGAGGTTGGAGGCCGCCTCGAGGCGCTGGACGCCGAGGCACAGGTTGGTGAGCTGCTTGATGGTCCCCTTCATTTCCTCGGGGTCCAGGCTGGCGGTCTGCACCTGGGCCGAAATGTCCCAGAGCAGCGTCCGGAGCAGCTCGTTGGTGACCTGCCCCATGTCGCCGCTTCCCTGCAGGCTGGCCTTGCCGCCCAGGGTGGCGGCCAGCTCGCGGGAGCGCCTGAGCCTGGCGCCTACGCTCTCCATGCCTTCCAGCATCTTCTTGCGGGCGGCGGCGCGGGCATCGTCCCACTCGGTGCCGGCCCGCTTCTTCCAGGTGCGCAGGCTGTTCTCGGAGACGCCGATCTCGACGGCGATCTGGGGGATCTCCCGACCGCTGGCGAAAAGCTCGATGGCCTGCTGCTCGTTTTCGGCGCGCTTGCCCATGTTAGCCCTTGGCCGGGCGCGGCCGGCGGACGCCGGGCACCACAGACAAACCGGTGGCCACGTCGATGCCGCTGGAGGTGAGGGTCGCCACCAGGCAGCCGGCCACGTCCTTGAGCGTTACCAGCCCCTGGTCCTTGAGCCAGCTGAGCTGAGTGCGCACCTGGTCGCGGGAGAGCTTGTGGGCGAACTCCACCAGGATGGCGTGGATGATCGACTCGTTGGCGCTGTAGCCACCGGCGTCCTCTTCAAGGGCGCGCAGGATGACCAGCCGTGCGTCTTCGGTCATGAGGTCCTGGAATGCCATTATTTCCCTCCGGTCATTAGGTGCTGTTGGATCATGTCGAGGGCGCTGCCGATCCCCTTTAAGCGCCCTTCGACGAGCCCTTCAACGTGCTCGATGTTGCCGTTCATTTTGCTGAGCTCTTTGGTCGTCTCGTCGAGTCGACGCTCGAACCCCTGATGGTACTTGCAGTCGGAGTGACGCCGCACCTGCTCGCCGAGTTCCTCCAGGTGCTTGACCATGGCCTCCTGAGTCTGCTGCGCCAGCTGCGCCTTGGTCTCGATGCCGGTAATGCGCTTGTCCTGCTCATCGAAACGGGTGGTGGTGACCGCATTGCGGTTTTTCCACCAGACGTAGAGGCCGAGAATGGCGGTGCAGACGAACTGGAAAACGTTGAAGCCAAGGATCCAGAGCTGGTAGTTGGGGGTCGGTGGCGTCACATTGGTCTCCAGTTTTCGTGTAGTGTCTGGCAGCTCACGCAGCGAGCGGCGTGGGGCATTAGCTTCAGGCGGCCGGCGGGGATCTCCTCGCCGCAGTCGACGCATTCGGTGCCCTGGTCGCCGGGCTGTCTCATGCTGTTGCGGATGCCGCGGCGGAAACATTCCGCCAGGGCGTCATGGGTGTGTTGCTCGTTGATCTCCTGGGCGCGGTCCATTTCGTCGGGCATCGGGTCACCAGGAGTACAGCAGGCCGGCGCCGCCGAAGAGCCCGCTGGCGGTGTTGGCCTGGCCGCGCACGGCAAGATGGGCATCCTTGATGCGCAGGAACGACCACTGGACGTCCAGCTGGGATGCCGGGGTCAGGTTGTGGTAGCCGTACCAGGCACCCAGGCTGCCGTGGTTTTCCAGGTCGAACCAGGGAGACTCCTTCTCCGTGACGACGGGGGTGACCTCGCCTGTCTCGGTGTTGAACACGTCGACCACCTGGTAGCCGTTGTCGCTGTCGGGGAGGTCGCTGGTGGCAACCACCTGGAGGTCCTTCTGGTCGCCGGCGACCGGGGCGGGCTGAACGGGAGCACCGGCGACCGGGGGCTGCAACCAGGGGAGTTCGAGCTTTTTGGCAACCTCGGTCTTGTCGAGGGTCTGGATCCCCTGCTGCGGGCAGGGGACGAAGACGCGCTGCACCTTGGTCACCTCGTGGATCTCGCGGGTCCGCTTGAAGGTGGTGCTGTTGATCTCGCGGACCTGGGGCATAAAGTACTGCCAGAGGGCGCTGAAGACGGCCAGGATGAGCAGCACCAGGAGGATAGTGCGGGGCCAGTCGTAAAGGCGCCACTCGTGCCAGTCATCGACAAATTTACTGCGCAGCCTGTCCAGCATCGTCGCCCCCTTTGACGGTACGGTATGCCAAGATCCCCTTGCCCAGCCCGATGCCGCAGATCAGGGAGGTGCCGATCCATTCGATCAGCGTTTCCAGGCTGGCGGGAACTTCGGGCAGCTTGCCGTTTTTGACGGTAAGGTAGACCAGCAGCGCCAGCAATACCGTTACCAGCTGCATCAGCAGCAAGCGCTGAGAGCTGCCTTCCTGGGTGCCGGGTTCGTTGAGAAAAGACTTGATCCACTTCATAGGTGTCTCCTGTTATGGTTGATCGCCGGAGGTTGGCCGGTCAGGCCGTGGCCTCCATGGCCTGTTTGAGCTGTGCTACTTCGCGGGCGTCCAGCTCGCCGTCGCGGGCCGCGGCTCTCACCATAGCGACGATCTCGGGGGGCTGGCCGTCGCGGGTGAGCCACGAGGTGAGGAACTGGATCTGGCTCGGGTCTTTGTGCGCCACGTCGAGCCGGTAGGCGCCGGCGACGTCCTCGGCGCGGGCCAGCAGCTCGGCGGGCGGGGTGGCGTTGATGGCCGCGATGGTCTTGGGGCCGATGCCGCCGTCGGGGGTGACGCGGGCGGCGATCTGCATCCATTTGACGCCGCGGCCGCCGCCGTTGACGATGTGGTTGTAGAGCCAGGTGGCGACGCCCTGGTCGTTCACCTGGTTGAGGCGGTTGGCGGTCCAGAAGTTGTTGAAGTAGAAGATGCGGACCAGGCTCTGCAGACCGTCGTTCTCGGCCAGCTTCTTGTTGAGCAGCTTGACCCAGAGCGAGTAACCCGGGCCGCCGTAGATCGGCTTCGGGCCCATCGCGGCCTTGCGGATCTGGTCGACGATGTCCCAGCCCTGCCAGTGCCCCCAGAATTTGCGGGCGATGCCTTTGTAGGTCTCGCCGCCGTGATCGGCAGGGTTGTTGGCCCAGCCGCCCTCGTCGCCCATCGTTGCCTGGTGCGCCGGCAGGAATTCGGACATCGTTCACCTCGTGGTTGTGGGGGAGACCCGAAGGCCTCCCCGATGTGTCAGGGCATGGTTGCACCTCCCGGATGAGAGGTGGCCGCCTCGGGAAAGGAGATGAACCCGAGGCGGCCGATGGTGCTGCAGGCAGAAGCATGGCAGGGTCGAATCTACAGGAAGGGACAGCGGGGTGCTTTTGAGGTTTTTCAATAAAAAAGCCCCTCTCCGTGGGGGGGAGAAGGGCTTTATCCGGCACCGTTTAACTTATTTTAAAGGGGGTGTCAATCTATTCTTCGAAGAGTCGCGGCTGGCGGCGCTTGAACTCGGCCACGCTGACCAGGGCGATGCGCTCGTAGACTTGACGGGTGGTGAGGTTGAACCGCTTGCCCAGCTGGCTGTGGTTGGTGCCGTTGAATGCCTCGTACATCTCCAGGTCGCGCTTGTTGATGTCGTGAGCCAGTCCCTTGGGGAGATAGAGGTTTTCTCCGGCCCAGTCCTTGCGGATGATCTCGCAGACCTGGAACACGGCCTCGCGGGCCTGCTCGGCACTGACCTGCAGCTTGGCGGCGACGGGCTCGGCCGCCTTGTCGATCAGCTCGCGCAGGATCTCGGGATAACGCGACAGGTCCATTCTCTACCTCCCCAGCCATTTCTTCATAGCTTCAATGACCTTTGAAGCCTGCTTTACAGAGAGCCATTCCAGCCGGGCCACCTTGGTCATCCGCTCCACGTAGGCAAGTAAGGCGCTCTCGGCGGGGTTCTTGACTTTGTCGGCCTGGTGTAGCTGGATCCAGAGGGAGCGGATCTTCTTTGACTGGTCATCGTCGGCCAGCTTGCGGGCGGTCGCCGCCTTGCGGGCAGGCTTGCGCTTTTCCCAGACACCGGCGGCCACGGCCTTTTCTTCCAGGCCCTGGATCAGCTCGTCGGCCTTGGCGTAGGTGAAGTCGCGGTCCTTGGAGCTCTTGCACCCATAGCCGGCCAGGGTGGCGCGGTAGGTATCCTCGTCGATGCCGAGGGCCGACTTGAGGATGTGGATTTTCTTTATCTGGGCTGGGGTTGCCATGGTCTAGCTCTCCTTCACGGTTACTTCTGGGCCACTTGCCCGTTTCCTAAACACCTTCGTGAAACCACCGTCTACACAATGCCCCTTGCAAAGCGCCACCCGCGCTAGCCTCACCCTGTCGTTATGGCTATGGTCCGATTGCCGCAACAGCCCGAGGTAGCTGTTCGAACTTTTCATGAGATCTTCGCCGTTTTTGGCAGAGATGGCCGTTATCGCGTTTGCAAATGTCGTCCGCCTGAGCACTCGGCGCCACGGCTTAATGATCTGCCCGACGAAGTCCACGCCGCGTTCGATGGGTTGCAGGATCGTCTTGCGCGGATTCAGGGCCAGGTGGAGACGTTCCGACACGAAGCTGCCGATCTCTTTTGCTGCACGGTTCAACCATTCCGGCGATTCGTGTAGCAGTACCATATCGTCAACGTACCGGACATAATGCCGGGCGCCGATGCGGTGCTTCACATACTGATCAACTAGGTCGAGGTAGACGTTGGCGAAAAACTGGCTGCTCAGGTTGCCTATCGGCAGCCCCAGGTGAGGGGGCTGGTTAAATAGGCTCTTATGAGGTGGGATCAGATCCAGCAGTTCCGGCGTGCCCTTGATACGGACGTTCTCCCGCGGGTCGTGAAAGAGGATGGCCTCGGCAAGCCACATGACCCACGGCTCTGCTATTTTCCGCGCCAGGAGGCTGTGAAGAATGTTCTTGTCGATGCTGACGAAGAAGTTGGCCATATCCAGCTTCAGGTAGTAGGCGCGGCGTGACCAGTTCCGGGTGATGCTTCTGACTTTGTGCTCCAGGCGCATCGCCCCGTAGAGAGTGCCGCGGCCCGGTATGCAGGCGCAGCTATCGGCTATGAAGGAACGATGGAAGCGGTCCGATATCCGGTTGTAGAGCAGATGGTGGACTACCCGGTCCCGGAAATCGGCCGCCCACACTTCTCGCGGCTTCGGCCTGGTGACGACGAAGCAAATGGAGGTGCCGGGCCGGTATGTTCCGGCTATCAGTTCACGGTAGAGCTCCATGATGTTGCGCTCCAGGTTGGCCTCGAATTTAAGAGCATTGATGGTGTTGCGCTTGTGCCTACGACAGTCGTAGTAGGCACAGAGCAACTCGTTTACCGACAAATCGGCATCGTTGTAATCTGCGGACCGCCCTGACTCCGAAATTGTTGTTCTTATTGTTGTTGTTCTGGTTGCCATTGTTGAAATTGATGTTCCATGCGTTGTTGGAGTAGGAGGCGTTGAGTCGTGCTGTTCACGTCGCATGGCGGAAGGCTGAGCCGATCCGTCATGAAACTGCGCCGCGACCTTGCGGGAATCCTTCCCGCTAGTTTCGCTGCCGGCGCCTTACCGTGGGGACTATCCCCAGGGGCACAACCAGATTAATTCGCACGGACATAGCCGCCGTAACGGCTATGCAGCAGGCGACGATGCGGACCTGAGCCAACCGGTCGACTGTCTTCCGATCTGGTCGGTCAGCTCGATGGTTTGGGCAAACTGTCCGGTGGCGATCAGTTTCATATCCTTAGACAGTCTGAGCAGCAGCGTGACCACCTGGAGGCGTTCCTGCAGCTCCTCCAGGTGGGGCCGCTTATCGCGTGAGCAGTTTGCCCGATAGATCAGCACTACCAGCTCGACACATTCCTCACGCACCTTATTGCCAAGAGATTGCTTGTAGTCCCGCGGCATGTCCTTGGTGATGCGGGTGACTACCTGCAAAAGCTCGTAGGTGACGCGATAAATAGGAAGGGTCGAAGCCAGTGCCATGATCACTACCTCAAAATAGATAAAGGGTTAAATTTTTAATCTGCGGACCGCCCTGACTCCGAACTTGTAGAACTTATTGCCGTTGGTCTGGCCGCCACCGCTGAAAAAGATGACCCATGCGCCGTCGGAGAAGGAGGCGTACTCGGTGCTGGACCAATACCAGCAATCCTCAAAAGCTTCTGCACCGCCAGCCTTGAACAGTACCGGAGTGTTCTTCCGGTTCGGTCCCAGGCCCATCCAGATACGCATCAGTTCGTCCCGCGACGGCAGATACCAGTCGTCAAAACCCCCAATCTTGAGCGACCGACAAAACTGAGCCGCCGGATGGTTTGCGTTGTTAATGCGCTCACTGTTGGAAAGGCCATCGTCGTCATTGTCGGTGCCATCGCTGGTCCCGAGGCTTTTCTTCTTGTACTCCAGCTTCAGCTTTTCGCCCTTGGCCTTAGGTGCTACCACTAGTGCGTAACGCTCCCCATCGAGAGCAAGTTCCCCTGCAAAGAAACCGCCGGCAAACGGAAGACCAATTACGGGGACTTCGATTACTTCTACCTTTTCTGCAAGCTGTTTTCCTGCCATGTTCATCTCCTTTTTAAATTGGTAAATGGTTAAATTTTTAATCTGCGGACCGCCCTGACTCCGAAACTGAGGTACTTATTGGTGTTGCCCTGGTAGCCACCGTTGAAATTGAAGCTCCACGCGAGGTGGGAGTAGGAGGCGTGCTCAGTGCTGGACCAATACCATGTCGGATTGAACGCTTCTGCACCCTCTTCGTGGAAAAGATCCGGCGTGTTCTTCCGCCTCGGGCCGAGGTTACGCCACAGCATAGCCAGCTCGTCCCGCGACGGCATATACCAGTCGTCGAAGCCTCCGATTTTGAGCGACTGGCAGAACTGAGCGGCCGGGTGGTTCGCGTCGTTGATCTGCTTGCTATTGAAGAGACCATCGTCGTTGCTGTCGGTGCCGTCGGCGGTATTCCGGTCTTTTTTCTTGTACTCAAGGTTCAGCTTTTCGCCCTCGGCCTTCGGTGCCACCACCAGGGCATAGCGTCCCCCCGCGAGAGCTAATTCCCCGGCGAAGAAACCACCGGCAAACGGCAGGCCGATTGTGGGGAGTTCGATTACGTCTAACTTTTCTGCAAGCTGTTTTTCTGCCATGTCCATCTCCTTGAATTGCTGAAGTAACATCTTAATTCCGCCCTGGCCCGGGATAGCTGAGCGCGGGCGGTGCCCTCGTGCCCTCATCGATATCAACGACCATGTCACCACTCCGTTCTGCTGTGCAGGTAGTCATAGAAACCCTTTCCGACGCGGCGCTGGGTCTTGTTCTTGGGAACCTCGATCTCGAAGCCGCGCTTGACGGGTTCTGCCTTGTGATACTTACCTTTGCAGCGGCAGCTGCAGTAGAACTCCTGGTTTGTCTTCAAACGGTTGCCGCAGGGGCACACGCGGATCTTCACCTATCACCCCCTTCCCCTGCTTTCAAACAAACGGATATCACGGCTATCAAGCGCTGCATGCTGAGCGGCATGGGCCAGGGGGGCTCTACGCCCGGCATGACCTTGGTCTCGAAGTCGACGAAGCTGGGGCAGCGACCACCGGCTGCCATGAGGGCGCAGGTACGGCCCGGGGCGAGCGGCTCAAGGTGGTCCGGATGGCGGCACCATTCGTGGCCGAGCAAAAAGCCGTGGTACTTGCAGGGTTCACTCCGGCAGATCATGGGCTTTTACTTGCTGATCGCGGTCGACCTTCTCCAGGGCGGCATTGAGAAGGAACAGCGAGACGTTGCCGTTGCTGCCCAAGTGCTCCAGGATCTTGTCGCGCTCATCGTCGCCGACACGTAGGGACATGACGTGATAGCGGGGATTTTCTTTGGCTCGGCCCACGGCTACCTCCTGGCCAACCAGGCAATGAAGGCCCAGCCGAAAAGGTCGATTACGACGGTGAAGGTGAGAATTTCGATCATGGTTGATCTCCGTTATTTGGCTGCATCATCAGGCCCCGGTAGCCACGCCAGGACGACAGGGCCTAAGCCCTGTTTCGCAGGGTCATGCCGCGGTGTCGAAGGTACGGTCGAGGCGATAAAGGATCTCGGCGGCCAGGGTACGGCGATTGGAGTAGGCCGAGGTCTGCAACTGCGATAGGAGCTGCTCGTCGCGCGAGTCGAAGATGATCTCGCCCAGGCTGAGCTCGGCTGCCGAGGCAAGTTCCAGAGCCCTGGTCTGCACGATGGGATCGCTTGCCGGCATGGCGGCTGCAGGGGGGGGGAGACAAGTCGGGTCCCTGCTCCAGGGCCTGGGCAGCCGCCGGGGCCGCAGCTGCTGCGCCGGTTTCTTCCTCCTCCGGCAGGTGGGCAAACTTTTTGGTTTCGTTTGCCTGCTCGAACATTCGGTTGTGCACATGACAACGATGGTTCTTGACCTGGTGCTTTGTGCATCCCTCCTCGATACATTCGTACTTTTTAGCCACGGTGTTTTCCTCCGGCACGGTCAAGAACTCAGAACCGCGCATCATTCGTTGTCGTAAGAGTTCAGGGTTGAGATGTTCCATGGTCAAGTCTCTTCAGTGACCAGCATTGTGCTGATCACCCTGGCGTGGTAGCGGCAGCTGCAGACGATGGAGGTCGGCTCAGGCCGCTGGATACCTCCGGTGTCAAGCCTCTGCCCGGTCTTGGGGTGTGGCTTGCGCTCGTAGGGGACCGTGCCACACTGGGGGCACTCCGCCTCTCCGCGGTAAAATGGGGGCTTCAACGGTTTTTCCGGTGCCATGCCATGTCTCCTTTGGCTGCTCATCAGACCTGGAGCGCCGCCTCCAGATGACGACCACCCCGTGGGGATCCACGAGATGGTCGTTTCGCTACGGGATCGGTATCAGTTTAAAACCAAACCTCTTGATGCTGCTTTCGTGAGCCCACCTATTGGGGGGGGCAATCATGATGATCGGGTCAACCGATCCGTTCTTGAAGGTGTAAGGGATGACCTCCCCTTCGGTAGAGCTGCATTCTGCGAGCGGGCAGCAAGGGTGCCCCAGGTTGTCAGTTATCCGTACTCTCATGGTCACGCCTCCTTTGTTGGCGGGTCCGGCAGATGGCGCCAGTGGGTCACCGGGGTGCGGCAGGGCCACCCGGAAAGATCCTGCCATTTCTCCCCATCGTGGTACCCCATCCAGACCGGCTCGCTGGCCGAATCCGGCTCGTATATGAGCACTGTGGTGTCGCTATCGGGGAGCTGCTCTTCGGTCGAAATCCAGGTCATGGCACCCTCCCCTACAACGAGGCCAGATCGAGGTTGATCAGCTTGTAGCTGTCGTCCTCCTGGCGCTCGTAGATCCTGATATATGCCTTGGAGCCGGCGACCTGGATGCTTTCGCCGATGGCGTCCATGGCGCGCTTCCAGGTGGGGTCGTCTATGTTGAGCTGGCGCAGCCCGAGGATGCGCTTCAAGTTCACCCGGCCAGCCTGATTAACCTGGAAGGCATCCATGACCAGGGCGCGGATCTTGGCGTCGGAACCGTCGCTCCAGGCGCTGATGCACTCGTCTACCAGGGCCTTGGCAACCTGCAGGCGCTCGTCGTAGGTCAGGAACTCTCCGATGTCCTTGCAGACCTTGTACTGGCCGTCGTAGCTCCTGAGCGTGATGTTGCCTTTCACGCCGCCCAGGGTGGTGCTGAAGGCCTCGGCGGAGATACTGGTGAAGGCCTTGATGTCGGCATCGGCGGCTGCCTTGAAGCCTTTGACGGACTCGGCGAGGACCTGGGCGGCGGCGACGATCCGGCGCACAGTCTGGTCGCGCAGCTTGTCGATCTCTTTCACGGTCTCCACCGGCACCAGGCGGCCCAGGGAGTCCTTCATGTAACCTGCGGGTACTGCGTTTGCTGTCTGCTCCATGGTGGTACTCCTTTGCTAGTTGTGTTTGAGCCTGCTGGGCACGATGCGAGGCGCGGCCAGGGCGCCGGAGATGGTGAGCCGCACGGCCAGGTTGGTGGCGCGATGGTCGGAAAGCGACCGGGCGCGCCGCTCTTCGCTGGAGGTGGTAACGAGCCATTTAACCCACTTGTAAACCCGCTTTACGGTACGTGTGACGGTCGGTTTGAACACGATCTCCTCCTTTAGCAGTGCGGCATGTCGTCGATGGCTTCCTTGGCGGCCAGCTCATTGTCGGAGCGGCTGACCCGGAAGCAGGCGAGGATACAGATGCCGGCCCAGACTCCGGCGTAAAAGGCGATAAAGTAGCTCATTTTTTCTCCTCGCAGTCGCGGCAGGCGGTCCACAGCTCGACCCGTGCCGGGTTGACGGTAATGAAGGGGAGCGCCCGGTTGTAGGCGCACTTGCCCAGGGTTATCTCCCCCTGCAGCGGGCAGCGGACGATGGTGCCACCGTAGACTTCGTCAACCCGGGTGAGCAGGTTGGTGAGGTTGCCCTGGTAGCTCCCCTTGATGGCCTGGTTGATGGCCGAGGGGGAGTAGCGCAGCTTCTTGGCTACGGCGACCTGGCTGGACTCTTCGCACTTGGTCCGCAGCAGTTCGAGCAGATCAGGCTGCGTCATGGGTTACCTCGTTTTCCAGCCGGTCCTTGATAAGCTTGGCGCCTTCTTTGATGGCGGCCTTTTTGTTTCTTTGCCGCTGTGCCTTTGTCTGTGTCTCTCTGTCTGTCTCTGTCTGTCTCTTCTGGTTTTTGGAGCAGGCCTTCGCGCTGAAAGGACGGCCGCAGTTTTGACATACCGGCGGTAGGCTTGGACTATCGATGGCCTGGGAATATACCTGACGCTTCAGCTGGTACACCTTCGCCACGTAGCCGTGGATTTCAAGCTCGCGCAGGAGAGACCTCCCCTTGCGCACGCTGAGCCCGCTCACTACGCTGGGCAGTTCGGAGATCGCTGCTGATTTGAGGATTAACAGGCTGCGCCAGATGTTGCGGCGTAGCTGATCATTCGATGTCCTATCTACCGTTCCCATTACAGTGCTCCTTTGGGTCCGCCTTTTTTACCTTTGCCGAAGATGGGCTGGTCGAAGTAGAGGGGGCGCTCGCCCCAGTTGCTGCGGGTGACTGTGCCAAGGTCGTTGGCACGGGCGAATTTCTCGATCTTGTCGAGGCCGACCTTGATGCGGCCCACGTTGCCGACGGTCTCGGCATGCACGTATTCGATCAGGTCGGGCGCCAGCTTCACCTCGCAGCACTGCTCGGCGACCAGGGCGGTGTCTTCGATGTCGAGGCCTTTGAACTCGACCCACTGGGTGAGCCGGCGAGCAAAGCGGCCGTTCTCCTGCAGGCGCCGGGCGATGTCCTCCATGCCGACCAGGATGACGGGGCAGCCGGAGATGTCGTAGATGTCGCGCAGGCTGTCCATGATGTCGAACTGTTTGATGCAGTAGTCGGCCTCGTCGACGATGATGGGACGGGGCACGGGTTTGGGCTCGCCGGCGACGCCGCGGGTGAGTTTAGTGACGATGTACTCGACCATGTCGGAGCGTCGGCACTTGCGCTCTCCGCCCAGGTAGCGGCAGATGTCGCCCAGGATGCTGGTGACGGTGGAGCAGCCCAGGGCACGGATGTAGACGGCGTCGTAATCGTTGGCCAGCAGGGTGAGAGCGGTGGTTTTGCCGGTACCGGGCTTGCCCCAGACTACCCCCTGCCCTTCTACGCCCTTGGAGCGGTTCAAGAGCTCGTAGATCCCCTGGTCGAAGCGGCGGACGTCTTTGGTCTTTACGGTGACATGTTTCATCTGATATATTCCTCCTGATGGTTGAATCCCCCATTGTGGGGGTGTTGAAGACCGCCGGTGATCGCAACACCGGCGGTTTTTTTATTCTTCATTCTGCGTTTCTCGCTGATCCTCCGGGTCCCTCAGACAGTAGGGATCGGCCTTGAACAGCCCCAGGTGCTTCTTGGTTTCATCCCAGTACTCGTAGTCCTTTTTCCACTGCAGCTGATAGGCGCTGGCGTTGCCCTCCTTTATACGGTCGAGCACCATGAAGTAGACATCGAGGAAGCTGGAAACGTCGCGCAGCTTGCGGGACTCGGACAGGCTCACCACCTTCTGCCGGCGCTCCTCTTCGCCTTTCAGCAGTTCGGCGGAAAGCTCGATGTGGGTTGGTGCCACCTCTATGGCCGGGCGCTGCGCCTCGCTGCGCACCATCTCCAGCTTGCGCTCCAGGTTTGAGCCGCGGCGGTTCTCGCGGTCCATGACGGCCTTCTCAACCTGGGCGACCGGGCGGGCATGTACCTTGTTGCCCTGCCACTTGGCCACGCAGACCGGGCGTTCTTCCAGGTCGAGCACCCAGACCTTGGAGGCGTCGTGGATGTCGTAGGCGGCTATCATGTCGCGTTCGTGCCACTGGCAGAGCTCGTAGGCGTGGTAGGAGTTGCCCAGCAGGGTGAACTTCTCGCGCTTCACGGTGATGCGCTCGTGCGGCATCATCAGGTGCTCCAGCATGTCGCCCTCGTAGACCGTGGGCTGCCAGCCGTCGGCCACCGCCTGGGCCCAGGCCTCGAAGGGGGTCATGTGGCGGCGCACGGGCTTGCCCTGGGCGTTGCCGACCGGCGGCGCGCTGATCTTGGGCAGTGCGCTGTGCGGGGTGTTGTTGTAGTCGATCACCCAGTGCTCCAGGAAGTCGAGGAACTCTCTCCAGCTGAGGAGCAGCTCGGAGGTTTTCTCCACCTGGCCCATCAGCCCCTGGTCCTTGGCCTTCTTCAGGTCGCGCTCCAGGCGGGTGTAGACTTTCTTGCGGACTACGCGGTCCATGTCCTTGCCGGTGTAGGTCGGCAGGGTCTTGGCGGCGCGGATCCAGACGGACTGGTTGGAGCGCTCTACCCCGCCGTGCCCCTGGGGGTTGCCGCCGCGCTCGGGGGGCAGGAATGTGGTGCCGACGCGGGAGAAGATGCCGAAGAACTCATCGGAGTTGACCCCCGCCATGTTGCCGGCGCCACGGTCGGCCTCAAGCATGGCTATGACTCCGCCCCAGGGCTTCTGCTCGTTGACGGTGCAGGCATGGCGGAAGGCATCGGCGACGGTGCGCCAGCTCTCGGCGAGGCCCGAAGACCAGCCGACCAGGGCCTTGGTGGTGAGGCAGATCACGCCGCAGACCTCGGGGTGAAAGTGGGCTCCGGTGACCGGGTGGGCCACGTAGGCCTTGAAGCTGTGGCCGTCGATCTGGCACAGGGTCATGGGGTGGTACTCGGAGGCGTCGCGCTCGGCATAGCCCTGGATGGCCTTGTACTCGGCGCCGGTGAGGCGGCCCTTCTGCAGGTAGATCTCGGGGATCTTCTTGCAGATCCGGTCCACCTGGTCGTAGGAGGGGGCCTCGATGCCGGCGGGGAGCACCTTGTTCATCCGTTTCAGTGCGAAGGCCATGGAGGGTTTGCTGGACATGCGAAAATGGTCGAGAAAGTAAGGGAGCCAGGCGGGGATCCCCTGGGCGAGGCAGACCATAGGGGCCTTGGAATCATAGTCGCGCACCCAGTTTATAAGGTCCCGCTGAGGGAGTTTTTCGGTGTGTTTGGGCGCCAGGGCCACGGGGTTGTGGCCCGACTTCTGCCAGGTCGACCACCACTTCATAAGGCCGTCGTAGGACAGGGTACGGCCGAAGCCTTTTCTGGCATTGGCCAGCTCTGCCATGTGCCTGGTTTCCTCGGGCAGCGTTCCTTCCTGGGCTTTATCGGCGATGCTTCTGATGGCGTTGTTGAGGGTGAGGCCGGTCTTGATGGCCCGCTCGATGTAGCGCATGAAGTAGATGCGTGCGTCCATGGTTTCACGCTGGAATTTCTTCAGCTCATCCAGGACCGGGAGGTTGGTTTGGGGGATGGTTGCGGGGAGGTTATCCGCCTTAACTGCGGGCAGGTTTGCTGTAGCATTTGTGGGGTGGTCGGCAAACATATTCTGATCGTGCAGCCAGGCGTCACGATGTGCCGCGGGGATGGCCGGATCGGTGATGTGAATCTGCCAAATTTGCCCTCCGCGAGAGCCTTTTCCGTCCACTTTTTGCTGGCGAGTTTTGGTGTATTTGCCGCGCTTGATACCCTTCAAAAGGGTATCTTCTTTGACGCTTAAAATGTCCGATATCGCTTTTATGCTTAGCCAGCCGCCCATATGCCCATCCCGTTGAAATAAATAGAATTTATACTGTGTCCGATATTCATTTCATGTCCGATATCTCTGTCCGTTATTCGGATGCGATATCGGACAACTACGCTGCTCTTTTGGACGGTGCCTTCTTGAGTAAGGCATCAATGTGATCGGAAATGCGTTGACTCTTACGGATGCCATGTATTACCTGATGGACACTCTGTACGCTGACTCCGAGTTCGATCGCGATCTGCGACTGCGTCGTTTTGAGCCGGAGCAAAGCCACCTTTATTTCAGTTGCCTTGTTGGTTGCCATTTGTTAATCTCCGTCAGCCTTAATTTTTAGCTACTGATTTTATAATTCGGATGGTCCGAAATGTCAAACCCTAAAATCGGTTCGTCCGATAATATTTTTGGTAAAACCCTGCGTGAGGCCCGCAAGACGCTAGGCCTCACACAGGCCAATTTTGCCGAACCACTTAGTATCACTGGCAGTTATGTATCTGATATCGAGAAGGGAAAGGCAATACCCTCCGAGGCGGTTGTCAGAGAGATATCCGAAGTTTATCGGATAAACCGAGAACGGTTAAAAGCTGGGAGTGGTGATCTGTTTGTTCCTCACCAAGACGTAAAGCCCAACAAGGCGCTTTTTGGTGACAAGGAACTACGGTGGGGTGAGACAGGCATACAGCACACTGATTATCACGAGCTTCCACCGGTTCCGCCGAAAGGGTATGTCACAGTTCCACAGTACGAGGTAGCGGCAAGCGCTGGCGGAGGCGCACTGGTGCATTCTGAGCAGATTGTAGATCACCTGGCCTTTAAAGCGGATTGGCTTAAGGCCACCCTAGGCCTCACACCAGGTCACATCGCAGTGATCAGCGTGATTGGCGATAGCATGGAACCGTATCTGGCAGAGGGAGACCTAATCCTGGTTGACCTGGATACTCACCATATTGAGAACAACGCGGTTTACGTTCTTCAGTTTGCGGATTCTCTGTTAGTAAAGCGCGTCCAGGTCAAACTTGATGGTGAGGTGATTGTAAAGAGTGACAACCCGCGCTATGATACTGAGACTTTCAGAGGTGAGGCTGCTGAGCGGCTGCGTGTGGTAGGCAGAATGGTGCGAAGGCTGGTTAGATAGTAGGTTTAAAGGGGGGGTTACATGCGGAATATAGTTGCGCTGATTGCAATTTTGCTGGTGTCTGTTTCTGTCTTTGGTTGCGACAACAAAGCTACAAATACCCAACAGAGTCAGCAAAAGGATACGACACCTGAGATATCTCTAGCCTCTAACAAGCTAGATTTCAATACATCTGACAAGTCCATAACTGCAAATAACAACTTGGTTGTAGCAGCCGACAGACTCAAGGGCGAACAGGCCGGTAGCCTTTTAGGTAAGTCAGAGAAAGTTGTAGCATCAAAGCTGACTAAAAGTCCTTACTCCTCTCTGGGCAAAATTTTTAGGATATCAGGTAGGGTTTACAAAGTAGAAGAACTACCACCGAGTCTTGGTTTAAAAGGTTCCTGGGGAGAAATCCTCATGCTGGTAGGCAATCCCAATTCCCCTTTGGGCGCTACGACCGTTGACTTCATTTATAACGGCGATATCTCCCAGATAAATTCCGGCCAGAGTATAACTTGCTCAGGATATTTTGTAGGCACTTTTGATAGCCCGAACGCTATGGGCGGCACTGTTGAAGCTGTTGTCCTGGTCGGTAACAGCGTGAAGCATTTGTAGGCGATCACCACCAATCGGTCCAGAGTAGCCCACTGCCAAATGGACCGCGAATATTTGCTAAATTTTCCCCTACTGCCAAATCAAACCCGAAATAGCGCCACGACTGTACCTAGAAGTTTGCCCCAACTTTCCCACAAGAAAACACACACTTGCCTCAGACCGATCCGAATATTCCTAATAGCTTACACTGCCTAACTGATTCCTTCATCACACATCTGGGGCCTGGGCGCCGACTGCTGCATCGACAACCTGGACGACATCGCCCGCGCCGACAGCCTGATGGACGACATCGGGATCGACTCCATCGAAACCGCGGTCATGTTCGGCGTCGCCAT